TCTCCGTTTTGTCGTAGCGGTACTGGACGCCGCCGACGGTCCGCAGCTCGATCATATCAATGGAGGCGGAGACGGTCGGGGTGGTCTTGTTGTTCGGCACCTTGGCGACGGTGGTGTTCCCGTCTTTCAGGTAGGCCGCGTCATCCTCGCAGGTCAGGGTCAGGGTTTTTGTCAGGCCGGTGGAAAGCGGCTGAGACGATGAGCCAGGCGACGCTTTGTCTACAATGGTAATCTGCGCGTTTCCGTTCGACGTATTCGCCGGAATGGTCATTCCCAGGGAGACGTTTTTTCCTGTCCCGCTGGCGGGGTCGGTGGTGAACTGGATCGCCCCGGAGGACCAGCTTCCCTTGCTGACGTTCACGGTGACAGGGTCAGCGGTCTTATTGTTCGGGACTTTGGCAATGGTAGTCCCGCCGTCTTTCAGATAGGCCGCGTCGTCCTCACAGGTCAACGTCAGGGCTTTGGTCAGAACCGTGTGAGGCTGGGCGGAGGAATACGGGGAAGCCTTATCCACGACGGACATGGCCGCGTTTCCGTTGGACGTGTTGGGGACGGTCACCCAGCCCAGGGCTACGCCCGCGCTGGTAGGATCGCCGGAGGCGGTAGAGGCTTCAAAGGTCAGGGTGCCGGAGGACGACCAGGTCTTCTTGCTCACCTTCGGGGTGACGGTGGCGGCCGGGGCGGCGGTGATGGTCAGCTTCTTCCCAGAGAATGCTTGGGCCGCGGAGGCGTCCCAGGTGCCCTTCATCTTCGGAATCACGTCCACGGTTTCGCCTGGGTTGATCGTAGTTTTCGCGGCGGTCAGCTCGACGGAATTGAAGCACTCATTAAATCCGTAGGTGAACGCATGGGTCGGGGAGAAGTCCCCGGAGAGGCTTCCCCGCGTCAGGGCCAGGGAATCAGAGCCGATGGACACGGACCCGTCCGCCGTGATGGCGTATTTATGGGTGGAAGTATTCCAGGTCGGTGTGTTCGGGGTCGCGGTGCCAGGGGTGACGGCCAAGGGGGTGACGCCGACCTGGATGCGCTGGCCGCCGACGGTCACAAAGCCGGGTGTGTTCACGACGATAGCCGGGGCGTTGTTGTTGGTTCCCAGGTGGACGGCGGCGGCCCCGCGGACGACGGAAGCGACGACGTCGGCCCCGGTGTCCACGGTGGAGCCGTTCACGCTCTCTAAGATGTCAAAGGAAATCTTGGTGGGGTTGGTCGCGCTGTCCAGGGAGCCGGTGGTCCCGCCGGTCAGGGCGATGGAGACGGTGGCCTGGTCATCAGCGGAGGAAGAGCCTGTCAGGGTCAGGGAGCCGGAAGACCACGTTCCCTTGTGGACCTTCGGGGTGGTCGGGGCGGCGGAGGAAACGGGGATGGTGTCGATTTCCCGCTTGGTCCCGCCTTCGTCGGTGGCGTAGACGTGGACGGTGGCGACTCCGGAAACCGGTTCCCCCACGGTGTGGGAGATGGGCGGAAGGCCCACGTCCGCCTCCGTCCCGTCGTTGGCGGTGATGGTACGGACCAGGGCCTCCGCGTCCCCGTCCCAGACCCAGGAGCCGGTGGAGCCGATGCCGACATGGTCCCGGTAATACTCCGTGTCGGCAATGTTAAAATCCACAGGCTGACCGACCGGGTTAGCGAGTGTCGTGTACTTAAACCCGATTTTCCCAGGATCGGAGGGAGTATAAGGCGTGATTGAGTTGATGGCGTTATCCACCTTGGCGGCAAACTCATTCCCGCCGCTGGAGCCGTAAATCCACAGGTCCTGAAAATTCCCGGTGGCGGCGCTTACAACAGTGCTGGCGGAAATGGTGTTCGCCACAATCTTGTCGATGTCCGCCAGCCTCGCGTCCAGCGTGGAGGCGGTGATGATGGACCCGTCTTTCAGCTTGACGTGATCGGAATTCAGGTAGATGGTTCCCTGGTTATCGTTGATCTTGGTGACAATGTTGGCGGCGATGGTTTCGCCGTTTGCCCCGGTCAGCTCATTCCCAAGCTTGGTGGAAAAGGCATCGATCCGCAGATACCCAGACATATTATTTTCCACGGCATCGATGGCGTACTGCCGGGCGTCCTGCTGGACGCGGGTCAGGATCGTCTCGTTTTCGCCCAGGGCGTTCACCCCGGTCAGCTCATAGAGGCGGGTGTAGTTCTGGGCGGTTTCCCGGGTGACGCCGGATAGGCTGCCGCCGCTGTCCGGGTCATATACGGGCTTGGGGTTCCCGGCATCGTCCAGGATCAGCTCCCCGGTGACGGGGTCCTTCTGATAGACGACGTTCCCGTTTTCATCCAGCACCACGCCCATGATCTTGTAGACGGATTCTTTGTAGACGTTGTTTTCGGTGGTCCAGTGCTGGTACTGCTTATCCGCTTCTTCCTTGGCGAGCTGGCGGGCGGAGCCGCCGGAACGGCGCTGCTTTTTTAAAAAGGTGATGATGGTATCCGGGTCAGAGGCGAGGGTGATTTGCGGGTTGTTACTGGAAACGCTGTCGTAATGGATGGAACAGATGATGGCTTCGATCACCCGGTTTTCTTCCGTTTCCGCGTCGGGGATGGCGAGGCGGTACTTAAAAGCAAGGGCGATGCGGTCGAGGGGTTCGCCGGTGGCGTTATAAAAGTCGATGGCGGAGATGGAGACGGAGAGCTTCGGTTCCTTGTGGTTGTCCAGATAGGCTTGCGCGATGGCGGCGAGCTGGGAAGTATCCAGGCCGGATTCTGTGATGCGGTACTCGATTACGCCGTACTTTTGGATAGCTGCCGCGTCCTCGACAAAGAGATCGTTTTCGCCGTAGTAAACGCGGGTGCAGAGGGAGGAATCATCCCGGCTGATCTCGACGGAGGAGATGTTGCGGGAGAGGCGGCCCTCGGCGGAAACGGTCTCCGGGCGGGGGAGGACGTTCAAAGTCCACGGGGTGACGGACTGATCAAAGACGAGCATATAGCCGGGGAGCTGGTCCATGATCTCGGCGATGGCATCCAAAACGCCGGAGCCGTTGAGCTGGTAGACGACGGGGGCGGTAGCGGAGAGGGTGCCGAGGCGCCAGTGGGTCCCCAGGTAAAACTGCATGAGGTAGGAAATGGCGGTGTTGGCGGGGTCCTGCTGCTGGTCGCCCCCCTTCGTGGTCAGGTAGTCGTTTAATTCACAGGCCCCGTGGACGAGGGAGACGCGGGAGGATCGCTCGCCGTATCTGTCCCGCTGGGGTTTGGAACGGAAGATGCCGGCGAGGCCGTGTTCTGTGTAGACGGAGACCCAGGAGCGGGCGGGGATATGGTCGCCGGGTTTCAGCTCGATCTCAGCGCTGGAAAGGGGCTGCAGTTGGAGATCAAGGGACACGTCCACAGGGTCGATCCGGCGGAGGACGTTGCCAGAGGAATCAAGGATCATCGGGGAAACTACATTCAATTCCACACCCCCTTTACGCTGAATACAGCTTCGACAGAGGAAGAAGCGGTGATGGAAATTGGAACGGTTCCGCAGGCGGCGGTCAGATCATCGGAGGAGGCCGGGGTGCGGCGGAGGAGGAGGGAAGCTGTGCCCTGTTTGATAAACAGGGTGCCGTTTTCATCATGGGAAAAGGTGATCACATCCCCGGCGGAGGCGGTGAGGCCGGAAAGGGTGATGGAGGTGGAGCCAAAGCCCACGGTGAGGGAGGAAAGGGCTGCGGAGGCGGTGATTTTTACGTCTGCGCGGGCCTTGCCGTTGCCGGGGACAAATAGCCTGCCGGTGGCGGATGTCCCGGTGAGGGTTGTTTCGGAGGCGTGGATGGATTGCCAGTAGGGGATGGCGTAGGCGGCGAATTCGACGGTCAGGGGATCGTTCCACTTGAGGGCGCTTTCGATGGAGGGGGGCTTCCTGCAGACACAGCGGAGGAATTGATCACGGCGGTCGGAGGTCTGGAGCTTGCCGCCGGAGCGGGCCCAGGTGATGATCTCCTGGCAGGCGGCCTGGCGGTCCTGGGTGTTATAGATGTGCAGCTCGAAGGTGATGACCACAACAGCCTCAGATTTCCGGCTGCTGGAAATAAAGCCGCCGTCCCGCCCGGCGTACTGCGCGACCGTGTGATCGATGACGGGGGCGGGGTAGGAGATATCGGTGATGGCGAGATTGTCGTTGAGGCTGGATAGGGAGATATCGTTGAGGTAAACTTCAAAGCGGGTTTTCATGCCATCACCTCTCTAACATAACCTGGTCATTCAGGCGGCGCCCGATCTCCCGGGTCAGGCGGTAGCCATCGAGATAGGCGTTGACCTGGGCATCGCGGAGGCCTTCTTGGACGGCCCCGACGATGGCGGAGGTCAGGGCGGAAATATCGAGGTTCGCGCCGGAGGCGTTTTCGCGGAACTGGCGGGCCTGGGAGGCGGTGAGGACGGCCTCGCCGCGGTGGAGAAGGGCGGGGTAATCGTTATAGGGGACGAACCAGTTGCCGGCGGCATGCTCGCCGGGATCGGCGGGGATGTCGGGGGTGGCGGCGAGGGCAGCGGCGGAACTTTCAGCAGCTTCGGCGAGGCGGGCGATGGCGGCCTCGGCAACGGAGAGCTGGGTCTGCAGGTTGATGGCCTCATCGGTGAGGGCTTTGATCTGCTGCTCGTTGCTGTCGTAGGTGGTCTGGGATTCCTCGTATTGCTTGCGGAGGGCCTGGAGGGTGGGAAGATCAAGCTCATCCTGGGAGGCTTCGAGATAGGCCATGAAGCTGTCAAGGCCGACCTTTCCAGACTGGAGGGCGGAGACGATTTCCTCGACGGTGTTATAGGCGGCGAATTCATCGGTGGTGGCGCGGTAGCCCTGGCCGAACATAGCTTCGGCGGACTGGCGGTTGCTCAGATAAATCTCGGCCATGCGGCGGGCATCCTGGAGCTGGGTTTGGATGGCGTAGTCCTGGCCGACTTCGAGCTTTCCGAGGGCCACCTGGTTGTCGTTGTACTGCTTTTGGAGATCGGCGAGGTAGGTGCGCTTCGCGTCCTCGATGGCCTTCTGCTTGCTCATCTCGATGTGCTGGCGCATGCTCTCGGTGGTTTCTTTTAAGTTATCGCCTTCGGCTTTGATGGCCCCGTTGATGTCGGGGAAAAGCTCCTGCAGGCGGGCCATCGCGTCGGCCCATTCGCCGGAGTTCGTGGCGGCCTGGCCGTATTTCTCTATCAGGGTATCCATATAAGAGACGATGCCCTGGGCCTCGGCGGCATCGGCCTCGGCGTTGCCGATGGCTTCGTTCTTCTCATCCTCGGCGGTCCATTCGAGCTGGCCGTGTTTGATGAAGTTGGAGACCTTCGTCACGCCTTCGGTGAGGGTCTGGACGAATTCACGGGCGAGGGGATTGACATCCTCGAAGAGGGCGATCTTGAGGCCGTCGATGGCGGAGTTGAGGATAGTGACGTCGCCCTGCAGGTTGTCCAGAAGAATTTGGGACATGTTATAGGCGGCGCCGTTTCCCTCGCTGCTGTTGTTGACGGCTTCGACCAACTGGTTTACGTCATCATCGGTGGCGTTCATGAGGGCGAAGAGGGAGGAGATGCCGCGCAGGCCGCCGATGTCGCCGAGCTTGGAAAGGAAGGATTCGTTAAAATTGACGATTTCCTTGAAATCCTCGAGGTATTTATTGTAAGCGTCTTCGATTTCCCGCTTGCTCGCGTTGTTCTTTTTCAGGCCCGCGTATTGCGCGTCCCATTCCTCATTCAGTTGGTCGATTTTCGCCTGCACTTCGGCGAGCGGCTTGCCTTCGAGGTCAAAATCGGCTTCTTTGAAAATCTCGCGCAGTTCCTGGACGACCTGCATGAGGGGCTTTCGGCCGCCGATTTTGTCGCCCGCTTCGCTGTAATCGAAGAGGGAAAGGCCGAGCTTTTCCATGGCTTCCGCCGCCTGATCGGATGGGTTGATCAGGGTATTCAGGATTTGCCGCATCGACGTGCCGGCCTGCCCGGCCTTGATGCCGTTGTTCGCCAGAAGGCCGAGAACGGAAGCGACATCCTCGATGCTGTACTTCATTACGCCGCCGGTGGTGGCGAGGTATTTGAAGGCATCACCCATCTGGGCGACGGTGGTGTTGGAGTTGGTGGAGGCGGCGGCGAGAACGTCGACGAAGTGGGAGGCATCGTTGGCGGTCAGGCCCATGGCGGTGAGGGCATCGGTGACGATATCGGAAACGGTTCCCAGGTCTTCGCCGGAGGCGGCAGCGAGGTTCAGGACGCCGTCGATACCGGCGAGCATTTCTTCGGTTTTCCAACCGGCGAGGCCCATGTAGTAAAAGGCTTCGCCGACTTCGGTGGCGGTGAACTTGGTGGAAGCGCCGAGCTCCTGGGCGCGCTCGTTGAGGGCCTGGAATTGCTTCTCGGTAGGCTGGGCGACGGCTTTGACGGAGCTCATCATGGATTCAAAATCCATGCCGGTAGTGAAAACGCTTTTGGCGAAGCGCCAGGCTTCCATGAGAGCTTTTTTGATCCCGTCCGATGCAAGGTTGCCGACGGTCACGCCCCAGGAAGAAAAGATACTTTTGTTCTCGTCGGAGTTGATGTCGGTTTCGACCTGCTTGAGCCCTTGATTAAATTCATCCCGGTTAAGGGTCAGCCGTGCAACCAGCGTAAATGCGTCCATTGATCCGCCTCCTTTCCTTGGTTATTGGGTGAGACGAGATATGAGGGATTGGCGGATTTCCTCATAGGATTGCGTGTCTTCTTTGTGGCGTTCGGGGTACATGAATTCGCCGTAGTTCGGCAGGGGCCAGTCCCCGCCCATGTAGGCGCAGAGAACCTGTCCTATAAGGGACTGGACGATGGCGACATAATCGTTATATTTCCGCTGCTTCTCGTCTTCATCCAGCAGGCATCTCAGGGCGTACCAGCCGTGCCAGCCGTGCCGGAGGAGATGGCAGACGACTTTTTGACGGCGCTCAGGAGTTGCTTGCCGGATGAGCGAAAAAAAACGGAGAGGGTGTCATCGTAGGAATCCCGGAGGATGGAAACAGTCTCGGCGAAGTTCATCCGCCCGATCTCGGATTTCTTTTTGCCGGAGAGGATGGAGATGATCTCATAAAGCTCCGCTTTCCGCTTTTTCAGCAGATACCCGACGAGGGTCGGGATCATCTTGCCGACGGCGTAAAAGAGGGGCATTTTATAACGGTGCTTGTACTCGTCGATCATCTGGACGGCTTCTTCATCATCGCAGATCGCGCCGATGGGTTCGGCGAGGCGGATCATGGCATCGGCGGCCTGATCGTTGGTCATTTCGGAAAGTTTCAAATTGCCCTCCTAAAAGGTAAGCCGGAGGCCGGAAAGCCGCCTCCGGCTGTTATTTTCATGTCTTACTGACATTTACGGTTATTTTTTTTGCGTCCGTATCGTTGTGGACATACATTTCGACCTTTGCGGAATCTGCGTTGTAGAAATTAAGGGATACGCTGATTTCTGCCGTATTGTCGTCCGGCTTGCTTATGCTTACCGTGGTGCTGTTTTCGTATTTGACAGTGCCGATCGCTGCAGCGAAATCGTTGTATCCCCATTCCACACCGTCCGGTATTTCCGCTGTCAGAGTGAAATCCGCACTTTCTCCTTCTTGGATGGCGATAGTGTAGGTGTCCACGTTTGGATCGAACGCTGGCTCAAGCGTAAGCCCTGGCCCTGCCGTGATCCCCGATAGGGCCGGGGTTAAGGGGTTACATCGAGGAAGATGATCTCGAAGGGGGCGTAATCGTAATCCTCCACGCTGCCCTGGAAGGCGTGGAATTCGACGGGGAGGGAGACTTCGCCCTTATCGGTGATGGACATATTGAGATCGGCGGTATTGAAGGCGTGGAGGAGATGGATGATGGCGAAACCGCCGTCCGCCACATCGCCGACCCAGCAGAGGTGATTCAGGTAATCGCCCTCCTCGATGCGGGTCTTCATCTTGATGGTGGTCTTCTTGCCGGAGGGGGTTACGGTGACGGTGCCGATGGCGTTCTTCAGGACATCCGGCTGGCCGACCTGGATCAGGGTAGTGGAAAGGTAGGCGTCGGCGGAATCGACGTGGGTATCACCGACGAAGCGGTAGCGGATACCGTTTGCCTCCGTCTGCCGCATTTCGCGGGTGACGTTGAAAGAGCTGTCACCGCGGGTCATGCCGAGATTTTTCGTGCTGTCGGCGAGGGCGGTAGCGAGGGCCGCTTTCATGTCGGAAACGGTATCGTAGGAGGAGGGATCAAAGTCGGTAATGAAAGCACCGGCATTAAGAATCAGCTTCTTAAAACCGGCGGCGGTCAGGTTCGTAGTCATACCAGCGGGCATTTATTTGCTCCTTTCTCCGGGTTTAGATGCCCGGAAGGTGGTAGGCGTTGAGGACGAGGGAAAGGCGGGCGCAGCGGTAATCCCCTTCGGCCATGATCTGGGTGGGCGTATGGGGATCGATGCGGAGGACGAGGAGGCCGCCGTCAAAGTAGAGGCGGATGCCCTCGTGGATTGCTGCGAGGATTTCGTCTGCTTTCTGGATGGGCAGTAAATTGCTTTGGGTCCTATACCAGATGGAGAGCTGGTAGGAGATTTGGGAGCGCCAGTCCGGGTCCACCATGGGGAGCGTGATATAAGGGGTATCCGCATCGTGGGGGACATCGGACTCTAAATAAACGGGGAGGCCGAAGCCGGAAAACCACTCGGTCAGGGTTTGGGCGTTTTTAAGCATCAGGGAGCTCCCACCTTTCAGCGGTCACTTTGCCGATCTGGATGGTGCTGGCCTCAGGAGCCTCAGAATCCAGGGAATTGCCGGTCACGATGAAAAGCTGGCCGTCTGATTGACGCTGGAAAACGTCTTTGTAGGTCAGGCGGGTGCCTTTCGGGGTAACGATGGTGAAAGTTTCCTTGACGGCTGGCTGTTCGGCCCTTTGTTCCTCGTTCATGGCGTTCTTGATGATGGTGGCCTTAAAGGGCACCGTGGGGTGCCAGCCTCCGGCCCGGCCCAAAACGCCGTCAGCGGCGGCGGACTGCTCGAATCTGAGGCAGGGAACCATCATTGCTTCAATCAGGCTCATAGGCAGATTTTCCTCCACCGCTTGAGACGATCGGCAAAAACATCCTGCCAGGAGATGATGCCGCTGCCGCCGCCGACCTTGCTGGCCGTCGCCTTGGTGTAGTTATAGACACCGATGACGCTTTCCGATTGGTACGGGCTGGCGAGGGTCTTGCCGTACTGATCGAGCCAGTCGGTTACTTCGAGGGCGAGGGCGGATAGCTCGCGGGGGATCGCGAGGGCGCAGATGGTGCCGGTGAAGGTTTCGTCCAAAAGATCCGCCTGCCGGTTGTCATCATCGTTCGTGATCCCCTCGGCGTGGTAGGTGTAGATGCCGTCGTTGAGTGCGCTGCCGGTGAGCCAGAAGCGCTGCCCTTCCAGAAGGGAGAGGGGAGAAACCGCGCCGGAAGCGATGGTGAAGGTTCCGATATACGATTCCTGGATGAAGTAGTTATGGATCGATTCACAGATGCGCTGGAGCACGGTTTCTCACTCCTTTCATTCAGCCTTTTTGATGAGGGGCTCGCCACGCCGGTTCTCTTTGCCGGAAAGCTCGGCGATGCGCTTCTTGGCGGGCTTCAGGCCCGGCCGGGGGTACTCATCGCCGGGGTTGTAGGGATGGTTGTCATCCTGCAAATCCGTCCAGTAGATCAGCGTGATGTATTTCATGGATTAAGCCCCCGCGACGGTGACGACGGCGATGCCGTCCAGGTACTCCGCCCACAGCTTCATGCCCATCAGGGCGAAGGATTCGCCGACGGCGGTGCTGTAGTTGCCCTGGGCGTGGAAGCCGATGAGGTTGGTCTCGCCCTGGGTGGTGAAGTTGAGGCCGAGGCGGGCGAACTCGGAATCGCCGGGATCGACGTAGTAGAGGTCGATGTTCTCGGAGGGGGTGGCGATGACCTTGTTGCGGGCGATGCGGGTGGCGGGCAGGAGAACGAGGGTGCCGTAGCCGAGGAAGTTCTTGATGTAGGACAGGCCGAACTCGTTCTGGACGGTGATCTGGGCGGAGCCGAGATAATCATAGAAGTCCAGGATATTGGCGAAGCCGACGACCTGGGTGACTTCCTTCTGGATGGTCGCAAACTTATTCAGCACTGCGCCCTGGGCCTTCGCCAGCGCGGCCTGCCAGGTGGTGGCGTTGTCGGTGAGGGAGCCGGTGGCGAGGAAGGTATAGAAGCGGCCGAGGACGGTGTTCTGGAGCTGGTTGAGGAAGGCGTCGTCGGTCTTCTCGATGGCGATCGCCGCACCGTACTTGGAGACATCCTCGACGGTGACGGCCTTGGCGAACTTCTCGATCACGACATCTTCCATGGCGGCCTGGGTGACGGTGGCCTTGGAATAGGGGATCACAGCGCCGGGGGCGACGTTGCCGGCTTCGAGGGCGACGGAGGCGTTATAGGTGACGAGCTGGGTGCCGGGGGCCTTGCGGATGGGGCGCATGATGCCCAGGATGGCGCGGAGGGCGTCCCAGTTGTTGCCGAAGCGGGTGACGAAATCGATCTCACGGGCGGTGACGGCGCTGGCACCGGAGCCGTAGCTGTTGGGCAGGGAATCGCGGGGGGTGGTCAGGGTTTCGATATTGGTAGCGGCCATGGTATTCTCCTTTCATATCATCTGAACGCTTGCGGGTTTTCAGCGATAGCTTTCTGTCGTTCTTCGGTCGAAAGGATGTAACGTCCGTGATCGTCCCGCTTGTAGATATCCTCGCGGGTGAGCTTGGGGCCGCCCTTTACTTCGGGCGGGGTGGCGATTCGCTCATGCTCAGTGCGCTCGGTAGCGATGTAGTCGGAGTATTTCTGGCGGACCATCTGGCGCAGCTTATCGGGATCGGCGAGCTTTTTGCCGGATTCGTCGAGCTTCATGGCGGAGAAATCTTCCATCCGGGTGATGGGTTCGATCCACCGGCTGCTGACGTTTTCCGCAGTTAAAATCTGGCGGAAATCATCCTTCATCACGTCCAAATCGGCCTTTGCCTTTACGTCCGCTTTGTACTTCTCGAAGGCGGTATGCTCTTCTTCGTACTTGGCTTTGAAATCCTCGCCGCCCTGGAGAGCGTCCAGCTTTTTCTGGACTGCGGGCAGCTTTTCGGCATCGGCTTTATATCCTTCGAGCCGCTGTTTGAGCGCGTCGGTGACGTTGGTGTGTTCTTCCATGACGGTCTGTACCTGTTCGTCGGAGAGACCGATGGATTTCAAAAAAGACCTGGTGAACGACATATACAAAAACCTCCCAGTGCTTCGGGGCCAGTGCTTCGGCCCAAGTGGAGTGAGTAGGGCAGTGCTTCGCCCTGCTGAAAAGAATTTTAAAGGATCGGGGCGCGTTTTTCATCGACAAAAACGTAAAATCGTGTCAGGGTAAG